GCTGATCCCGCACGCAATGCGGGTGCTCGACGAGATGCCGCTCGACACCCAGCAACTGGTCTTCACTCGCTCGCAGGCATTCCGGTGACGTGGGTGCTCCTCGAAGACGGCGCGGTCATCGCCACCGGTACCTACGCCCAGATGCTCGACAGGGCCGAGGCCTGGGCTGCCTGCGAGCGTCGGTGGCATCCGGACGGGACCGAGCTCGCACCGCGGCTCGCGCGAGGCTTCTCGCTTCTGCCCGAGCGAATGATCGCAGATCGGCGGAGGGCGGCATGACATGGCCCTTCGCACCGCTGCCGCCGCTCGGCTTCGACATCATCATGGCCGACCCGCCGTGGTCTTTCGCCCTGCGGTCGGCGCGCGGCGAGCGGAAGAGCCCGCAGGCGCAGTACGCCTGCATGTCGCTCGACGCGATCAAGGCGATGCCCGTCGCGCAGCTCGCCCGCGGCGACGCCTTCCTCTGGCTCTGGGCCACGAACCCCATGCTGCCGCAGGCGCTCGAGGTCATGGCGGCCTGGGGCTTCACCTTCACGACCGCCGGCGCTTGGGTGAAGACCACCTCGGGCGGCAAGCTCGCCTTCGGCACCGGCTACGTCCTGCGCTCGGCCTCCGAGCCCTTCCTGATCGGCAAGTTCGGACGGCCCCGGGCGGGGCGCGCCGTGCGCACCGTGATCATGGCCCCGACCCGTGAGCATTCGCGCAAGCCCGACGCCGCCTACGCCGCCGCCGAGGCGCTGGCGCCTGACGCGCTGCGCCGCGCCGACCTGTTCTCGCGCGAGAGCCGGCCGGGATGGATGTCCTGGGGTCACGAGGCCGGTCGCTTCGACGCCTCACCCCTCCAGGCCGCGGAGTGACCGCCGTGGCCGTAGTCGACCTTCAGCAAGCGCGCGACGCCCGAGCCGGCGCCTCCTTCGAGGCCTATGCCGCCGCGCTGAAGCAGGCGCAGGCCTCGGGCAACATCGTCGACATGGCCGCGGCCGTGCGCGCCTTCGACGACTTCATGCGCCGCGCCGGCCTGTCGGAGAAGCACCGCCGGGAGATGCTCGGATGAGCAGCGCCGTCGTCCCCTTCCGCCAGCAGGCCCAGCCCGATGCTGAAGCGCCGCCGCACAACATCGAGGTCGAGCAGTCGCTTCTCGGTGCTCTCATGCAGCGTAACGCCGGCATGGCCGAGATCGCGGCTTCGGTGAAGGCCGAGCACTTCTTCTTCGGTGAGCATCAGGAGATCTTCGCGACGATCGCGAGCCTGATCGCCCAGGGCGTCGACGCCGTGCCGATGACGGTCAAGGGCTACCTGCCGAAGCCGGAGATCATGGGCGTGTCGGCGATGCAGTACCTCGCCCAGATCTTCAACACCGCCACCACCGTCCAGGCCACGGGCTACGCCAAGATCGTGCGCGACTTCGCGATGAAGCGCGAGCTCGTCGTGATCGGCGAGGACCTCGTGCAGCGGGCCCGCCACGGCGGCATCGAGACTGCCAGCGGTTCGCTCATTGAGGACGTGATGGCCGACCTGCTCGTCACGCGCGCCAAAGCGCCGGACGACAAGCGAACCAGCCTCTCGGCCGCGACCGGCGGACGGTGGCTGCTCGACCGCATCAAGGGCATCAAGGCCGGCACCGTCGGTAGCACCGCCATCTCATCGGGGATTCCCGATCTCGACCGTGTGACGCAAGGCGGCTTTCAGCGAGGCCAGTTGTGGCTGCTCGGCGCCAGACCGGGGATGGGCAAGACGGTCGCGATGACGTCGATGTCGCGCCGCTCGGCCCGGAACGATGGCGTGCTCGTCTTCCAGCTTGAGGTGACCAAGGACCAGCAGTGGGCCCGCTACCTCGCGGATCTCAGCTACCTGCACAATCGCCCTCTCTCCTACGGCCAGATCATGGCCGGCCACACGGATGATGAGGACGACTGGCGCCTTGCGGACGCCGAGCAGCGCCTCTCGAAGCTGCATCTGCAGGTCGACTGCCGCTCGGGCGCCTCGGTCGCCGAGATCCTGTTCGCCGTCCGGGCCGAGAAGAAGCGACTCGCGGAATCCAACGTGAAGCTCGGGGTCGTGTTCATCGACCACCTCAAGTTCATGAAGGTCTCGGACCGCTACAGTGGCAACCGCAACCTAGAGATCGGCGAGATCACCGGCACGCTCAAGCAACTGGCCAAGGATGAGGACATCTGCGTCGTGCTGCTCGTCCAGCTCTCGCGCCAGACCGAGGCGCAGGGGCGGCAGGACAAGAGACCCGTGCTCCCGGATCTCCGCGACTCCGGTGAGCTTGAGCAGGACGCAGACACCGTCCTCTTCCTCTACCGCGAGGCCTACTACCTCGAGCAGAAGATCAAGGCCGGTGGCGACGACGAGCTCGCTACCCGCCTGCTCGATACCAAGCACTCCCTTGAGATCATCCTCGGGAAGAACCGGGCCGGGCCCTGCACCACGCTGAACCTGTGGTGCGACGTGGCCGCCTCATCCATCGCTCAGCACGCCAGGGGGCCCGTATGACCGCCCAATCCGATCTGCCGGCGCCGCTGGTGCCGCACGACATCGATGTCGACGGGATCAACGGCTTCCTGCTCCACACCGACCGCCTGTTCCACTCCGAGCTCTGGGCACTCTCGACAGGCGAGGAGTTCAAGGCTGCGGTCGCGCTCTGGGGGCACGCCTGGAAGCAGAAGCCCGCCGGCTCGCTGCCCAACAACGACCGCCTCCTCGCGGCGTTCTCCGGCGCCGCCGGGCGCTGGAAGAAGGTCAAGGCAATGGCCCTGCGGGGCTTCGTTCTGTGCTCGGATGGGAGGTACTATCATCAGGTCCTGTGCGAGGATGTGCTTCGAGCCGCGAAGGCGAAGGATCAGCGCAAGGACAGGACTGCCGCGGCGACGCGCGCCCGACATGCTCGGGACGAGGGCGGCACGACCCCGCCGTCTGGCGGCAAAAAGGCGAGCAAAATCAACGAAACGGGCGTCCGTAACGAGGAACGTCACGAGGCACGTAACGTCCAACGTGATGAGAGCCGTAACGGTGTCCGTCACGAAGATCGTAACGTCTCCGTCACGGCCGACACACGCAGACCGTTACGTTCACCAATAGAAGTAGAAGGGGAAAGGAAGAAGAAAGAGAATATACCGGCAGCAGCCTGTGAACCTGTACCTCGCGAACCGCAGACAGCCGCGGCCGAGCCGCCGCCTGCCTGGAACTCGAGGGCGAACTTCGACCGGGTCGAGGCCCGGTGCCGGCGCGAGTTGCCACGGGACTGGGTGAACGACTTCGTGGTCGGTCCCATGGTGAAGCTCGAGCACGACGGCCTCGACCTCGAGGCCGAGATCGTCCCGGCCATCCTCGACCTCGTCGCCAGCCGGCGCGTCCCGATCCGGACATGGGGCACGTTGGCCAACGCCGTCGCCGAGCGGGTCCGGATCCAGCGCGAATCCCGGACCTCTCAGGGCCTGCCCGCCAAGGCCGCCGCGCCGACGCTGGAAGCCGAAATGGTCGACATGGCACCGCATGGCCGCTGGGCCGAGGAGACGATCCGCAAGATGGTCGCCCGCCACCGCGCCAACCCGTCGGACTGGATCGAGGCCGTGTTCGGTCCGCCGCCCGGCCAGCCGAGCTGCAAGGTCCCGTCCCGGCTGCTGATCGGTGAGGCGGCGTGATGGCCCGCCGCGCCACCGCCCCCTCGTCGATCGCCCGGCTGTTCGAGCGCCAGCGCGCTAAGGCCGTCGCGGCGCTACGTCTCGCCATGCCTCCCCCCGCTGCTGGGGAGGGTGGTGCCGAGCGCGTGCCGCCGGCGACGGGCGACGAAGCTGAAAGTCGGCCAGCTCGCCCGCCCGCTAAGCAGCAGAACATGCAGAGAAAACCGGAGGCAGTCGACGAGTCTTCCGCCCGCGGGGCCAAACTAGTCCACCTGCCGGCCGATGGCGATTGGCCGCTGCCCGCTTTACGCCAGGGCCAGTGCCGCTTCGCCTGCACCCCGCACAACGCCCCGTCGGACGCGCACCGCTTCTGCGGCCGCCCCACCCGCATCAGCCGCTCGAACCTGCACGGCTCCTGGTGCGACGAGCACCTGCCCCTCGTCTGGGGCGAGGGCTCCATCGGCGAGCGCAACGCGGATCGCCTGACCCGCCGCGTCAGAGAGGCCTGAGCCCATGAGCCGGACCCGAGGGAAGCGCCAGCACATCCGCTTCGGCGAACGCCGCATCATCGACCCGGATCGCGCCTGGTTCGTCGTGGCGACCTGGGACATCGCCGCCCCGACCTACGAGGCGCTGGGCGAGGCAGACCGCCATGCCGAGAAGGCGCTTCGCGAGGACGGGCTCGATGTCTGGATGCCTGTCTACGAGTCGACCATCATTCGGCGCGGCCGCAAGGTCGACTGCGTGCTTCACCTGTTCCCGGGCTACCTGTTCGTTGGGACTTCGACCGAAGCCGGAAACCCCGATTCGATTTCCGGCCAGCCCGCACCGAAGCCCGACGAGGCCGACCTGCGCCTCATGCGTCGGTGCCAGCACGTCGCCGCCATCCTCGGCATCGACGGGCCGCTGCGCATCCCGCATGGTGTCATGCAGGCCATCGCCGATGCGTTCTCGGGCAACGTCAAGTCCGAGCGGATGCAGGCGGCCTCGCTCTACCGGGTCGGGGAGACGATGCGTGTCGCCGACGGCCCCTTCGCCTCGTTCTACGCGATGGTCACAGAGCTTCTGAAGACCGGCCACATCCAGGCTGACGTCGATATCTTCGGTCGGCCAACGCCTGTGCGCTTTGAGCCGCATCAGTTGGAGCGCGCTTGATGTCAAGACTGGGACGCATTCCGTGCATCGTGCCCTATTGTAAGTGCACCGCACGAGCCGATCGGTTTCCGCCCTGCACGGAGATCATCTGTGCGAAACACTGACGCTCGGTCTCAGCTTCAACGAAGGCTCGTTACCGACAGGTCAAACGTCGTCAGAAAGTTATCTGGCGGATCCTCTTCGGCCCAGCCATACCTCCACCGGGACGGGGACAAGTATACATCACGGCTGTGCAGCAAGTCGCGGATACGTGGGATCGTTGCAAGTCCGAGGCGATTGAGATCGCTATGGGCATCACCGCTTGACTCTGCTGATCCGTTCTGAATCTATGGCACCCAGGACGACCGGATGTGTGTGCTGCGCTCCTTCGAGGGTGCGCCCTGCCGATCCTGGCGACGGGGAGAACCGATCGCCTCTTTGATCGGATTCCGTCCAGACCTGACGACCCTCAGATTTTCGAGATCGATGCGGCGGCGTGGAAGGACACGCAGCAATCGCCAGCGGGATATTCACGGGGCTAGGTAGTGCTTCCCGCAATCCTAGGTGCGCCCGAAAAGGCCTGAGCCAGTACATGCCCCTAGCCGGTATCAAGCCCGGCCCGCATCGACGATCCCCTGCGAGGCGCCATGACCTCCGACAACCCAGACCTCGCGACGTACGATCTCGTTTACAAGGCTTGGCGAGCACGTGAGGCCGATCTGCATGGCCGAGCTTGGGACCGCTACGAAGCTCAGAGCGCTCGTATCGCTGAGATCGGCGAAGAGGCGTATCTGGCGGAGGCGCGTGCGAAAGCGGGTAGCGAAGGCTTTGTTGGGATCTTTGGTCATCCGGGACATCGGGGCGTGCCAGATGATCTTGAGTACCGGCTGCGTCAGACAGCCGAATTGTTACCCTATCTGCTGAAAGAGCTTGGCGTGCAGGACCCTCGATAGGCGGGGCGCCATGCTCGCCCTCGACAGGATCGCTCCATGAAACTCGGGAAGAAGCCGGCTCGCCCCGGCGCGATCCAGCTCGCCTTCGCCAAGTACGCCAAGGCGAAGAAGCTCCCGATGCCGGCCGACCCGGACAATTTCGGGCACGAGGCTCTCGAAACCGCGCCCTGGGGCATGCTCGGCAACGCGGACTACGGCGATTGTGTCTGGGCAGGCGCGGCCCACGAGACCATGCTTGCCAACGTCATGGGCGGTCGGGTTGTCTCCTTCACCGACCAGTGCGTGCTCTCGGACTACTCCGCGGTCACGGGCTTCGATCCGTCCCGGCCCGACGCCGACCAGGGCACCGACATGCAGGTCGCGGCCTCCTACCGCCGCAAGACCGGCGTGGTCGACGCCAACGGCGTCCGCCACCAGGTCATCGCCTACCTCGCCCTCGACCCGAAGAAGCCGCAGCAGATCGTCCAGGCGCTCTACCTGTTCGGCTTCGTCGGCCTCGGCCTCCGCTTCCCCACGAGCGCCATGCGCCAGTTCGACGAGGGCAAGGCCTGGGATGTCGTCCGTGGCGCCCGCATCTATGGCGGGCACTACGTGCCCCTGATGGCCGTGCGCGAGGGCAATCCGGTCTGCGTGACCTGGGGCAAGCTTCAGGCGATGACCCCGGCCTTCCTGCGCAAGTACGCAGACGAGGCCGTGGCCTACGTCACCGCCGAGTCCCTGACGAACGGCCGCAGCCTCGAAGGCTTCGACCTCAACACCCTAGTCTCGGACCTGAAGCAGGTCACGAAGGCGGCGTGAGCGTCATGACCGCTTCCGGCGTCTGGCACAGCACCGTTTACGAGCTTCGACGGCTCATCGTCGTTCTGGCCTTGCGCGTCATCATCGCAGTGGTTCCGCGGGAAGACCGCCGGACGATCCAGGCGGTCGGCGTGATGCTCGAGGCCTTCAAGGCCGACCACCGCTCGTGATGCCCTACGACAGTGAAGACCAGCCAGATCTAGTGCTGGAGCGAGCATCGCTAAATGAAATGCGCTGTCTCGCTCGCGAACTCTCAGAGCGCGGGTTACACGACCAAGTCTATGAATTGGTGACCGAAATTTTCATGATTGCATTCGAGCGCGGCGAATACGACTGGACGAAAAGATGACCCAAGCCCTGCACACGACCTTCGACAGCCTTCTCGCCGGCCTCGACCGCTCGCGCGATGACGTGCTGGCGAAGCTCGACGCCCTCGTGTCGGCGCACGACCATCGCGGTAAGGCCGCGTTCGATGGTCGAGAGGCGGAGCTTCGCGCGTCCGTCTCCAACCTGCTCGCGAGCCTCGATCCGCTGAAGCACGTGGCCGTCGCCATCGCGGGGCTGCCGGCTGTTCCCGTTCAGACCGAGGTGCCCGTCGCTCCGAAGTCGGTGAAGGCCCGCACGGGCGAGTAGCGTGGCGAAGTCGACATACACCCAAGAGATCGCCGACACGATCTGCGAGCGCATTGCCGGGGGAGAGACCTTGCGCGGGATCTGCCGCGACGAGGGCATGCCGGACAAGGTCACAGTCTTACGCTGGCTCCGCCTGCACGAAGATTTTCGCACCCACTACACGCGCGCGCGCGAGGATCAAGCAGACAGCTGGGCGGATGAAATCGTCGAAATCGCCGACGAAAGACATCCCGAAGATGCCGCGCGCGCTCGGCTGATGATCGATGCCAGGAAATGGCTGATGGGCAAGTCGGATCCGAAAAAGTACAGCGACAAGATTGCCCATCAACATACAGGCCCCAACGGGGGGCCGATCCAGGTCGTTGACCTGAGCAAGTTGTCCGATGATCAACTCGCCGCTCTCGAACCTGTCCTCGCTGCAATTGCCGGATCCGACGGGGCTTCTGGCCCAGGTGAGGGCGGAGAGGCGGAAGAGAGCGAGTGACGCCGAGGCCCGTCGCGTCGCGCACGATGCCGAGCGAATTCGAGCCCGGTGTCAGCGCCTTTCGGGGTTTGTTCGGGAAGCGTGGCACGTCCTGGAGCCCAACGCGGTGCTCGTATGGAACTGGCATCTCGATGCCGTCTGCGAGCACCTCGAGGCCATCACCGATGGGCGCCTGAACCGCGTCCTCATCAACGTTCCGCCGGGCTCATCGAAGTCGCTGATCGTCAGCGTGTTGTGGCAGGCTTGGGAATGGGGTCCGCTCGGCCTCCACTCGCTCCGCTATCTCACGACCGCCTTCAACGACGGCCCAGTCAAGCGCGACACTCGGAAGTGCCGCGATCTCATGCTGTCGGACTGGTATCGGGCGCTTTGGCCGGAGGTCGCCTTGACCCGCGCCGGCGAAACGTCCTTTGCGAACAGTGGCACGGGCACCCGTGAGGGCGTGGCCTTCGGCTCCCTGACATCTCAGCGCGGCGATCGCCTGATCATCGACGATCCGCACTCGACGGAAACTGCGGAGAGCCCTGCCGAGCGAGCGACGACGACGCGCCGATTTCGAGAGGGCGCGACGAACCGGCTGAATGATCAGGAGCGATCCGCGATCGTCGTCGTGATGCAGCGGCTGCACGAGGAAGACGTGTCGGGCACCATCCTGAAGCTCGGGATGGAGTATGTGCATCTTTGCTTGCCGATGGAGTTCGAGGCCGAGCGACGGTGCCGGACCCGCATCGGCTTCTCGGACCCCCGCAGCCAGGACGGAGAGCTTCTGGACCCCGTGCGCTTTCCGCGCGAGACGGTCGAGAAGCTGAAACGCGACATGGGCTCCTACGCCTATGCGGGGCAGTATCAACAGCGGCCGGCTCCGAGAGAGGGCGGCCTGTTCAAGCCTCACTGGTTCAGCAAGGTTCGAGCGGCCCCGGCCGGGTGCATCTGGGTTCGCGCCTGGGACCTGGCGGCTTCCGAGCAGCGGCCCGGCACGGAGCCTGCCTACACGGCCGGCCTGAAGATGGGCCGCGCTACGGACGGAACGCTCTACATCGCGGACGTGCGCCGCGACCGGCTCTCGCCCGGCGGCGTCGAGCGCCTGATCCTCAACACAGCCCAGCAGGATGGCCGAGCCTGCCGGGTTTCGCTCCCCCAGGATCCCGGACAGGCCGGCAAGAGCCAAGCCCAGTACCTCGTGCGCCAGCTCGCCGGGTTCACGGCTCGTGCGACGCCCGAGAGTGGCGACAAGGTCACCCGGGCGGAGCCGGTATCGGCGCAGGCCGAGGCGGGCAACATCTTCCTCGTCGGCGACGGGGCTTGGCAGGACGCCTTCCTCGAAGAGGTGTCGAACTTCCCGAACGGCACGTTCAAGGATCAGGTCGACGCCATGTCACGAGCCTTCGACGAGCTGGCGAACGCGCGACGCCCTCTTGCCATCAACGACGCCGTTCTCCAGCGCGCGGCGATGGGCGGTCGGCGGCGGTGAGGCTCTTCGACTGGTTTCGCGGCGGTCGCAGGCCATCCCCTGCGGCCGAGCCCGTCGGCAAGACCGCGTCGCTGCCGGGCCTCAAGGTGCCGCTGGCCGCGGTCGCCCGCTCGCGGGTTCCCAAGGCGGCGCCGGTCAATCCATTCCTGCCGGCCAGGCATCCTGCAGGCGTCGCCCCGGCCGGCGCATCCCTGGCCATGGACGAGCAGGTCGTGGATAGCCTGGGCTGGACGAACGGAGCCTATCCCAACGGGCAGGTCGGCGAGGGCCTGTACTTCCTCGGCTACCCCTATCTCGCGGAGCTCGCCCAGCGTCCCGAGTACCGCAAGATCTCCGAGATCATCGCCACCGAGATGGTGCGGAAGTGGATTCGGGTCACGGCCTCGGGCGAGGAGGACAAGTCGGAACGCATCTCGGCGATCAACGCTGCCCTCGACCGCTTCGGCGTGCGGGATGCGTTTCGTGAGATCGCGGAACAGGACGGGTTCTTCGGGCGTGCTCACCTCTACGTCGACCTCGAAGGCGGCGATGAGCCGATCGAGGCGCAGACGTCCATCGGTGCCGGCCGCGACAGTGCGAGCGCGGCGAAGGTCGGAAAGGGCAAGCTGAAGGGCTTCAAGACCGTTGAGGCGGTCTGGTGCTACCCCTCGGGCTACAACACGACGAACCCTCTCGCGGCGGACTGGTACAAGCCCGCGCTCTGGTACGTGCAGGGAAGGCCGGTCCATGCGACCCGGCTGCTGACCTTCGTCGGTCGCGAGGTGCCGGACCTGTTGAAGCCGGCCTACTCCTTCGGCGGCCTCTCGATGTCGCAGATGGCCAAGCCCTACGTCGACAACTGGTTGCGAACCCGGGCGAGCGTCGCGGACCTGATCTCGTCCTTCTCGACCTCCGGTGTGAAGATCGACATGGCGGCGATGCTGACGGGCGGCGGTGACGATAGCGGCGACGCCTTCTTCCGTCGGATCGACCTGTTCACGAACCTCCGGGACAACCGGAACACGATGGTGCTGAACAAGGCCGTCGGCACGGAGGCGGCGGAGGAGTTCTTCAACGTCTCGACGCCGCTCGGCACGCTCGACACGCTTCAGGCTCAGACGCAGGAGCACATGGCGGCCGTCTCTGGCGTGCCGCTTATCAAGCTTCTCGGCATCTCGCCGGCCGGGCTGAACGCGTCCTCCGAGGGCGAGATCAGGACGTTCTACGACTCGATCCACTCGTTCCAGGAGCGGTTCTACGGGCCGCACCTCCGCACCGTGATCGACATCGTCCAGCTGAACGAGTTCGGCGACGTCGACCCCGACATCGGCTACGAGTTCGAGCCGCTCTGGTCGATGGACGCGAAGGAGGCCGCCGAGGTGCGCGACCTCGAGGCGCGCACGGCCCAGACCTACATCGACAGCGGCGTGCTGCTGCCGGAAGACGAGCGCAAGCGCATCGCGACGGCCAAGGACACGCCCTATCAGGGGCTCGACCTCAGCATCGATGTCGGGCCGCCGGGCCTCTCGACGGAAATGCCCGAGCCGCCGGAGCCCGGAGAGCGGCCGAGTCTCGAGGCGGCGGAGTGAACTATCACGCCCGCCTCGACGCCGCATTCGACGAGGCCAGCACGTTTACGGGCGGCGGCCGGCGCAAAGGCCCTTCCCCCCGATCGATCTTCCGGCGCGCCAAGCGCCTTGAGCAGCAGTACGCACGGCGGCTGCGGAAGATCGCCCGACACGTCGGGGACATCGTCCGCGAGTTCGACCTGACCGATGTGCTCGGTGCGTTGGGACCGATACAGACGGCGCTGCGACGCTACGCCGAGATCCTCGACCCATGGGCCCGCGCGGTCGGCGCCCGCATGGTCGCGGAGGTCGCAGCGCACGACACGACGTCCTGGCGGAAGCTCTCCGCCGAGATGGGCCGCAACCTGAGGCAGGAGATTGAGACCGCGCCGACCGGGGATGCGCTGCGCGCCTCCCTCGAGCGGCAGGTCACGCTGATCAAGTCGCTCCCCCTGGAGGCCGCCGAGCGCGTTCAACGCCTCGTGACCGAGGGCATCTCCGAGGGGCGCCGGGCGGCCGAGATCGCGACCGACATCATGGAGACCGGCAACGTCTCGCGTAGCCGGGCCATGCTGATCGCGCGCACCGAGGTCAGCCGGACGGCGACCGAACTGACCAAGGCTCGGGCCGAGCACGTCGGCTCGACGCACTTCATCTGGCGCACGGCCGGCGACACCGATGTCCGCGCCACCCACCGAAAGCTCAACGGCAAGACCTTCCGCTGGGACGATCCGCCCGAATGCGACCCCGGCCACCGGGCGCTGCCTGGCGGGATCTGGAACTGTCGGTGCTACCCCGAGGTGGTGGTGCCGGACTGAGGCGCCATGCCCGAGACGAACGCCACTGCGACCATCGCCTTCGACTACGCCTCGGCGCGGGCCTTCGATGCCGACGGGCACCTCCACGTCCGCCAGACCCGCATCTCCAAGGCGATGGTCTGCCCCTACGTGGGCCGCGAGATTCCCGACGCCGATCGCCTCGGCCTTGACGCCGACGAGATCTACTACCTGCTCCGCGATCCCGAGGAGCTTGCGAAGGCCGCCGCCAGCTTCAACGGCAAGCCCCTCCTGTTCAATCACAAGCCGGTCAGCGCCGAGGACCACGACCACGCGGGCACGGTCGGCGCGCTGTCGAACGCGACATGGAACGCCCCCTACCTCGAAGCCGACCTGTCGTGCTGGTCCGGGCCGGCCATCCGCACGATCGAGGACGGCTCCCAGAAGCAACTGTCGAGCGCCTACCGCTACCGCGCCGACATGACGCCCGGCACCTACGAGGGTGTCCGGTTCGACGGCGTGATGCGGGACATCGTGGGCAACCACGTCGCCCTCGTCCGCGAAGGCCGCGCCGGACCCGATGTCGTGGTCGGCGACTCACTGGAGAACTTCATCATGGCCAAGTCTGCCCTGACGCGGGCCGGTGCGACCACGCAGGGCGCGCTCGCCATCTACCTTCGTCCCAAGCTCGCCGAGGACGCCAAGATCGATCTCACCGGCGTCGTCGCCGGCCTCACCGCGCAGAACTTCAAGGCGCGCCAGGGCAAGCTGCTCCACGACCTCAAGAAGGTCACGACCGGCAAGCTCGCGCAGGATGCCAGCCTCGAGGATGTCGGCGAGGTGGTCGAGGCGCTGGCGGCCATCCTGCCGGAGGAGGTGCCGGAGGTCGTTGAGGAGCTGGGCGGCACCGACGAGCCCGACGAGCCCGAGGGCGCCCGTGACGCCACCGAGGAGGAGGTGATGGCCTTCCTTTCCGGCAAGCTCAGCGAGGAGGATATGGCGAAGATCAAGGCGATGCTCGCCGGTGAGACGCCGCCGCCGCCTGCGATGGATACGAGCAAGTTCGTCACCCGTCAGGCCATGGACTCCGCCATTCGTGTGGCGGCCAAGGAGGCGACCGAGGCCGCCAATCGCGCCCAGCAGCAGATCCGCGACGCCGAGCGCGCGGTCCGCCCCTACGTCGGCGATCTCGCCATGGCGCACGACAGCGCCGATGCCGTCTACCGCACCGCGCTGACGTCCCTCGGCGTCGACGTCGCGGACGTTCACCCGTCCGCCTTCCCGACCATCCTCTCGATGCAGCCGAAGGTCGGCGACGCCCCGCGTCGTCCGGCCACCCCGATCGCGCAGGATGCCAAGCAGGCCGAGGACTACGCGGCCCGCTTCCCCCACGCCAACCGGCTGAAGTGAGAGAGGGCGAGCCATGCCTTTCCAGACCCAGGTCTACACCACGCAGGCGCCCGCCGTTGCCGGCGACTTCGCCTCCGCCAATCCGCGCCACTCGGCGCTCTCCGTCCCGGGCGGCTTCGTCGCTGCGGCCGCCGGCCTCACGGTCGGTCTCTTCGCCTGGGCGGATTCGTCCACGGGCACGATCCTCGCCAACACGGGCACCGGCGCGCCGACCTGCTTCGTGCACCGCGAGCTCAACGCCGACTTCTACGTGCAGAGCGCCGAGTACGGGATGACCATTCCCGGCGGGAAGTACGTCGGCGAGATGTTCAGCGGCGGCGACTTCTTCGCCAAGAACGCCGGAGCGGGCGCCGTGACGAAGGGCATGAAGGCCTTCGCCAACAACACCAACGGCTCGGTCTCGTTCGCCGCGGCCGGCGCCACCGTCTCCGGCAGCACAGAGACCAAGTGGTACGCCCATACGGCCGGCGCCGCGGGCGAGCTCATCAAGATCTCCAACACCGTTCCGTAACCCGGGCAGCAGGAGCCTATCATGACTTTCCAGGCCGACCGCGCCCGGCTCGAGACCGAGTGGGGCATCCACATGATGGCGCAGGACTGGCTCCCCAGCCAGTTCCGCCACAACTTCGAGCTCGCGATGGATGCCCAGCCGACGCTGGTCACGGCGCCCAACGCCGGCATCCCCTCGTTCCTGACGCAGTACGTCGACCCCGAGGTCGTGCGCATCCTGCAGTCGCCGAACGAGGGCGCCAACATCCTCGGCGAGCGCAAGCAGGGCGACTGGACGACCCAGACCACGTTCTTCTCGGTGA